TCTAAATTTAAATGTACCGACTCTGCTACACCATCTGGTAACTTTGTAGGATTAACCGTAAGTGGAAAGGATGTGTTACCAAACAATACGTCAATTATCTGACCATACGCTGCAAGTGTTTTTGTCTTTGTTACCTTTACAAACACCCTTGACTTTTCTGTCTCTGTAAACTGTACATCAGGACCATATAGTCCTCTGTAATTTCTATAAGCTTTTAACCATCTCTGTTCGTCTTGTTGTCGTACATCTTCTGCTCTTTTAAATCTGCCTTGTACAAAACTTACTACATCACCTTCTGAAGCAAGAGCAGGGTCATCGTCCTGTATTACTGTAACATTATCCGTGTCAAAGGGTATTTCATTATCTTCTGCCATATTTAGTATCCAAAGTTGGGATCAGCAATTTGAAAGCCTGTTCGCTGATTCACAGGGTTATAGTCCCATATAGAACTTCTAGGTCGTGTCATAATGCCATAACGTAGTGCATCGTACATGTGATCCATAGAGTTAGTATCTACGTCTTCGTTGTTCTTTTTGTCAAGAGGCAGACTAGGAAGTTGAGATATGAGGTTTGTGCAGTTATTAAAAATAACAAGACGAGGCTCTTGAGTGTGTTCATCAACTTGCAATCTTCTGTGTAGTTCATTCTTTCCTGCAACTCTACTCCCTCTACTTCTGTCTGAGGGTCGCCACTTACATCCCCTTACTATCATCTGCTCTGCTAGGCTAGGACCAGTGTCGCCCCTTTTGTGCCATAGCGAACTATCTAAAACTCCGTACTGTATTGTACCATCTTCTGCTTCTAATTGCAAGATCTTTTCTGCTAAGTCAGCAGCTAAAACTTTTGACACTTGCAACTCTCTGTATACTACAAGTTGTTCAGACGGTGTGACTGCCATCCATACTACGGCTGAGTAACTTCCATACCCATAGTCACACGCTCTAAACTTTCTCCAACTAGACGGTATCTTGTAAGGATCAACAACATGCTTTGATCTGTCAAACTCAGGAAACGCTGCACCTTCTGCTACGTCCCAGTTACCTTCTAGTAGTTGCCTCCTCTGATGCTCAGGCAATGACAACAGCATTGCTTCGTAGTCACCAGACTCCGCTAGATAAGGGTTGTCAAACAAATTAGCAGGTATGAAGCGTCTTCTAAAAAGAGGTTGCCCCTCTCTGCTATGCCCTTTTGGAAATGTAATAACATTGCCACTTTCTAACTCTGTTGCCCAAAACGCTGAGTTGGATGGTGCAGGATCTACAAACATCTTCTTTACCCATTGATGTCCTGCCCCTCCGGGATTGGTTGTTGCCCTCATGTACAGTCCTAATGATTGGTCTGCACTTCTGAGTCGTGAGCGCATATAGTCCCAAGCATATGGTGTCGCCCACTGTGTAAGTTCATCAAATCCTATCCAGTTAAATGCCTGACCTTGATAACGCATTACGTCTAGGTCACGGTCTAGATAGGACATCCAAAGTCGTCCCCCCTTAGGAGTCACCCATTGTGACTTTCTCTCTGACCACTTAATTCCCGGGATTGCTTTTGGATACAACTCCTGAGACTTCTGTATCAGTTCTCTTAGCTCCTCCGTTGTGTGTCGAACTAACAGCCCACTAAAGTTAGGATTGTTTAGTCCTCTCAGTGGGTCAGCTAACATGGCAAATGATTTGCCTCCTCCTGCTGCTCCACCGTATAACACCTCTCGTTCTGACGAGGCTAAGAAATCTGTTTGAGGTCCTGCGTTTGGTTGGAATAACACATCTTGTTGGACCTCTTCTGTACCACCTAGATCATAGTTTACACTAGGCTGTTCTACTTTCGGTGGTATATGTTCCTGTACTTTCTTCGAGCTTCGAGACTTCTTTGAGCGTCTTTTCGAGCCTTCTGGCGAGTTCCCTTTTAACACTAGCAACTTTTCTGCGGTTCTTTTCAATATCTATTCTCTTTTTTAGTCCTCTGTAAGATATGTAACGTCCTGTTTGCTGTGTCAACCAGTTGGCTACTTGTCTGTAACTGTACTGTCTTAAATGCTTCTTTGCTAATTCTAGCGCATCTAGTTCTTGTTCTACAGGCAGAAGAAAGTTTTCATCCTCTGGATCTACCTCATAACCGAAAGGCACAAGTCGTGCTATCTTAGGTATTCTCTTCCACCGCTTGCCTTCAATATCAGGTAAAGGTAATGCCCAATATCCTAGACTCTCTCTGTCCTCACTCATTCTTTCCTTCTTTAGCAGGAAGCACAAACAAACCTCCTGAGGATTCTACATTAACCTTCTCTGTTTTAATGTACCCTGCTCTATCTAATAAATCTTTTGCTGCTACCATCTTGTCTCTAATACCTAACTCTGTAGGATCAACGAGTGCATTGCCCATAGCAACTGCTGCCTTTGGAGCAATACGTGACATGTAGTCTCTTGTAGCTTCTGCTATTTCATCTCTTAAACATTTGATGACATCGTGTGTTGTGGTCGTGTCTGAATATCCTGCTAGTTTTTTAGCAGACACAACGTCACCGTTGGCTTCCTCAAACAAGACAGCCATAAACTTTTGTTGTTTTTCAGTCAGATTTTTTGTCATCTTTTTCCTTTATAACTTCTTCTACCCAAGCACCGTTGTCGCCTGTATGTTCACACACCTCACATCTCTCGTCTTCAATGTGACTGCCACAAATTTCACAGGTAGGTTCATACAACACTAGGTAGGCTCTCCTCGTTTACCACCCTGCTCCATAAACATCTGAACTGTTTCTTCAGGTACACACATGATCTGCTCTGGTGGTCGCTCGCCATATTGGCTAATTAGTGCCTTAGCAAGTTTAAAAGGATGCTCTCCTATAAATTTTTGACACATATGTGCATTATGGAAGTGTCCATGATCAACAGGATGTTGAAATATAAATATATCTTTTGTTCCGTCTGTATATACTCCAGACATTACTGCTACTATGAACCATGCTTTTACTATCATTACTTTACTTTCCTATATGCTCGTGTTTTCTTTGCGATGCCCTTTGGCTGTTTGACGAATTGTTTTCCCTGCTTTGTGCCTTTTCTTTTAGCTCTAGTTGTCGCTGCGTACTCTTGGGGTGATAGAGACTTGATTGCAGCTTCAGGAAGATAGCGTTCTCCAGTTTTGCTACTGGGCTTACCACTCTTTGTTCTCCACTTTTGCTTTGACCATGATTTTAAACTACGTTGACTTTTTGCGAGTGCCATGCTTTGCCTTTAGTTGTTGCTTCGCCCTCTTCGCTATTCCTGCT